ATTTCGACGCGGCAGCGGAATTATGCGCGGCATTGGACAAGCTGGGAGTGGAAGTGGAATATATGGACGAGGAAGAGGAAAGCGAAGAGGCGGTAGAAGAAAACAGCAATATGTATATGGGATACCGTATAACAACGGTATGATAAAAACCGGAGGAGACAAGAGAATGGAAAAGAGAACAGGAGAAACCTTGTACGTATGCGAAAAGTGCGGAGCGTATTTTCTTATAGAAGAAGCGTGTAAGATGCATGAAAGGAATTGCGACGGAGCGTGGCGCGGAGAAGCGGCGGCGGCAGAGCTAACGGAAGATTTAAAGCGGATAAGATTTGAAACCGGATATGAAATAGAAACGCCGGAGGGGCATAGCGCGCTCGAAGCAGTGTACGATAAAGAAACGCGGAAGATCGTCATAATAAGCTTTTAGGAAAGGAGCGGAAGCATGGGAAATTATTTTGAAGAATTAAATGCGGTAAACGTAAACGACAAAACGGAACAGAAGAACGGACTGACGTATTTAGCCTGGGCATACGCATGGGGAGAAGTAAAAAAGAGATACCCGGAGGCGAGCTATGTAATTTATGAGAACGCGCAAGGGTGGAATTATCATACGGACGGACGCACGTGCTGGGTGAAAACGGGGGTAAGCATAGAAGGCATCGAGCATATAGAGGAGCTGCCGGTCATGAATAACAGAAACCAGTCGATACCGTTGGAAAGCGTGACGAGCTGCGACGTGAATAAGGCGATACAAAGAAGTCTGACCAAAGCGTGCGCGCGGCACGGGTTGGGATTATATATCTATGCGGGCGAGGATTTACCGGAAAACGAAAAAGAAGAGGAAGAAAATATCCTGATTCCCGCGCAGAAAACAGCTGAGGAAAGGTCGGTAGCAAGCGATGTGAGGATAGCGGAGAGCGGAAGGAAGCTGACGGTAAAACAGCATCAGCTGGCGAGCAAGTGTCCCAACGACAGGATAATAATGTTTATGAATGCAATACCTGCAAAGAGCTATGACGAGCTGACGGAGCGGCAATACAGCGATCTGATAGCAATGGTAAAGGCGTATAAGCCGGCTAAGGACTAAGCAATGGAAATAATCGACGGCAGAATTACGGACTATGACGAGCGCGGAGAAATGGTAATAAGGGCGCATTACGAAAATATCTCCGCGCTGGCGCGATGCGGATATAAGGAATGTCGGATAGTATTACAGGACAGTCGGAGAATAACGAACGAGCAGAGAAGAAGAGCATATGCGCTGCTGGAGGAAATAACGGAGTACATGGGAGAAATGCCGGAATATGTAAAAAGACTGTTTAAGCTGAAATACATACATGACGAGTTAAAGGGAATGGCAGAGGGGATATTCAGTTTATCCGACTGCGACGTGACGCTGGCGAGGGACTTTATAACATATCTGACGGACTTTATACTGGCGCATGAGATACCGACGCGGGTACCGCTGAGAGAGCTGTGCGAGGACGTGGAAAAATATGTATATTCCTGTCTTATGCACAAAAGGTGCGCGGTGTGCGGAAGAAAAGCGGAGCTGCATCACGTGGACGCGGTGGGCATGGGCAGAGACAGAACGGAAATAGAGCACGAGGGGATGAGAGCGCTGCCGCTATGCCGCGAGCACCATACGGAAGCGCATACGTCCGGCAAGAGCGAGTTTTTGGAAAAGTACCATTTACAGGCAGTTAAGCTGGATAAGGAGCTTTGCGGAAAGTGGCGACTTAAGGCAAAAAACAAGGAGGCCGCGGAATGATACATAACGAAGAGAATTGCGCAAAACTGAATAAGCTGGTGCGAGTAATGAGAATAAAAAAGGTGACGAAGGAGGAGGTGATGAGTATGTTCGGAACGAATGAAAGGACGGCGAGGGATATGCTGCACGAGGTAGCGCTGAAGTGTCCGGTAATATCGGTATCGAACGAAAGAGGGTACAGGATAGCAAACAGGGGTTCGCCGGAGGATATACGAGCGGCAAGGCACGCGTATAACGAGAACAGAAAACGAGCGGACGAAATATTGAAAAGGAATAGTCCGCTGGCGCAGGTGCTGGGTATAGAACCAAAGGAGGGGCATAAATAAAAATGTCGAGGCCGCAGAAAGAGGGATTGGATTATTTCCCCTTCGACGTAGCCTTACAGAAAGATAAGAAATTGCGCAGACCGAAAATGAAGTACGGATACTTAGCGACGGAAGTATATATAGCATTACTGACGTTATTGTATTCGGAAAAAGGCTATTACATACCGTATAAAACATCATCGCAGAAAGAGGATTGTATCTGGTACGTGATGGATATATTGCAGGGTAAGTATCAGCCTGACGCAAACACGATTGCAGAGATTATTGAGGAGCTAGTGGCGTGTGAACTATTTAGCGGCGACCGCTATCCCGAAAATATAACCTCGAAACGCTCACAAGCTGTCTATTACTCAGCGACCGTAGAGCGCAAGTCAGTCGTAATAGACGATTCGATTTGGATGTTGTCTCTTTCGGAAATGAAAGATCTGTCCGAAAAGCATTTTTATTATCTTTCAAAGGTTAGTCAGACGAAAAACGAAGATAATCGACCGACAAACGGGGTAAATCGACCGAATAATCCCCAAAGGAAAGTAAAGGAAAGTAAAGAAGAGAAAAGTAAAGGAAAGGATGGCGGTAGCAATTTATTGACTGAAGAGGAATATACAAGCATATGCGCGACAATAGGTCAAGACGCCGCCGACTATTATTTAGAGCGCGTAGCCGCCTTTTTAGAAAAGAAACCGACAGCGACGTTTAACGTTAAAGCAACAATACTTAAGTGGAATAAAGAGGACAAAGCGAAGGAGTTAAGCAAGGCACAGAACAAGAGCGTAAAAACCTACACAAGCGAACAGCTGAACGCCAAGTTTGACAGTCTTAATTACGAGGACCTGTAATGGATTATAAAAAAGGAGATAGAAATGAATAAGAGTATAATAATAGGACGGATGACGAAGGACGCGGAGAAATATACGACAAGCGGCGGAGTAACATATACGCAGTTTGTTCTGGCGGTACAAAGGAATTATGCGGACGCGAGTGGGGAAAAGCAAGCGGACTTTATAATCTGTACGGCATGGCGAGGGTTGGCGGAGAATATAGCGAAATACACGAAGAAGGGAGACAAGCTGGCAGTGGTGGGAGAGATACAGACTCGAAGCTACACGGATAAGGAAGGGCGCAATAGAACGGCGACAGGCATAATAGTGCAGGAGGTAGAATTTTTGGGGAATAAACAGGTGTCGGAGGACAAGCCCGGAGAGACGGCGTACAAGCCGCAGAAGGAAGGAGTATCTCTCGATACTCTGAAACCTATATCGGTAGCTGACGACGATTTGCCGTTTTAAGGAGCAAATATGAAATGCGAGTGCGGAGAAGAGCTAGGGTACGCGGTAACGCCGTTTATGACGACGGAAAAGAGAGTATGCCTGGCATGTAAGAAAGTGCATTATATAGAGGACAAGCCTATAGACTGGGCAAGAGTATTCAAAGAAGGGCGAAGAAATGAACAAAAAGCAACAGATAGAAGAGATGAGAAACATTCTTTATGAGCCTTATTATGAAAAAGAAACAGATGTTTTAAGTGGGTGGGAAGAAATATATGTGTATAAAAAAGTCAAAGCGCTTTATGCGGCAGGATACCGAAAGGGGGATGAGGTAAAGCGAGAAGCGATAAAAGAGTTTGCAAAAAGGCTGAAATCGGAAGCAGTTGAAAGCAGCGATATGTATACTTGCGGTATGGCAGTTACTGTAAGCGCTATTGAAAAACTTGTAAAGGAGTATTTGGGATGAGGGAAAAAGCGAGAGACATTTTAGAAGAATTTGCGCGCTGTTATCGCGAAGTTGATCTGAAACGTCTTACAAATATCTTGAATGAAATCGCAAAGGGAACGGCGCTTGAGATATACGAGCTGATGACGGGTGAATTTGAGCCGTATATTGACGGAAGCATAGCAAAGGAAATCGTAGAGAGATTCGGAGTGGAGATTGAAAAATGAAGCTATGGCAATACATACTTTTTGCAGGGATATTTATAATCCCGATAGCGATAGCCTATGTCATAGCGCATTTTGACGACAGAGACTAAAGGG